GGCAATTCCGCCAATGGCATCTCCGGCGCTTACCTGAACTATGGCACGTCTGGCCCGAATACGGACAGCACTGGCCCGTTCCGCATCATTGGCCTCGTCGGCGATCCGCCGGGCACCAATGGCACGGAGTTTGGCGCCTATGCTCACGTCGTCGTTGCCTTCAACAACGTCGCCACCAAGACTCTGGCCACGATCTAAGGAGTAAGGACCAATGGCTGTTAATCTTTCTGCCATCAAAGACCTTCTCCTCCCCGGTCTCCGGGGGATCGAAGGCAAGTATGAGATGATCCCGTCTCAGTATGACAAGATCTTCACGAAGCATGATTCCAAAATGGCGCTTGAGCGCACTGCGGAAATGCGCTTTCTGGGTCTTGCTCAGCTGAAGACCGAAGGCGGCCAGACCGCTTTCGACAATGGCTCTGGCGAGCGTTATGTCTACAACCAGGAGCACGTTGAAATTGCTCTCGGTTACGCGATCACCCGCAAGGCAATCGACGACAACCTCTACAAGTCACAGTTCATGCCGTCGAACCTTGGCCTGATTGAATCCTTTCAGCAGACCAAGGAAATCTACGGCGCGAATGTTCTCAACACGGCGACGACCTACAATGCCTCGATCGGCGGCGACGGCGTCTCCCTGCTGAACTACAGCCACCCGATCGACAGCGGGACGGTTGCGAACACGCCGCTCGTGCAGGTTGACCTGAACGAAGCGACGCTTCTGAACGGCATGATCGCCATCAGGACGAACTTCCGCGATCAGGCTGGCCTGAAGGTCTTCGCCCGTGGCCGTCGTCTGATTGTGCCGCCGCAGCTGGAGCCGACCGCTATCCGTCTGACGAAGACGGAACTGCGCCCCGGCACAGCGAACAACGACGTGAATGCGATCATGATGACTGCCGGCGGTCTGCCGGAAGGCTACATGGTCAACGATTACCTCACGTCGGCGCGTGCGTGGTTCCTGCTCACGAACATCGATGGCCTTTCTTACATGGAGCGCATCAAGTTCGAAACCGACATGCAGGTCGACTTCGTCACGGACAACCTGCTGGTCAAGGGCTACGAGCGTTATAGCTTCGGCTATTACAACTGGCGCTCGATCTACGGCTCGACCCCGACCTAATGAAAATCGGCGGGAGGACATCTCCCGCCTTTTTCTCTTTTCTGAAAGGAAGCCAACATGGCTCTTACAAACTTCCCGAATGGCATCACGTCCTTCGGCGTCCCTGTGCTTGGCAACATTGGCGGCATTCCGCTCACCGGCACTTACTTCTTCGTCGATCCGGCTGGCGGCTCTGACGCCTACGACGGCCTCTCGCCTGAGACGCCGTTTCAGACGATTTACGCGGCTTACGCAGCGGCGACCGCTGGCAACAACGACGTCATCGTCCTGATGGGCAATGGCTCGACGAGCGGCACGGCGCGCATGTCGACGGCTCTGGCGCAGTCTGTTAATTCTGCTGCGACGACTGGCACGCTGACGTGGGCCAAGAACGCGACGCATCTTATTGGCGTGACGGCTCCGACAGGCATCGCCAATCGCGCGCGTTTCGCTCCTCCGACGGGAACCTACACCGCTGCCACCTTCGGCAACAGCGGCAACATGTTCAACGTCACGGCGTCTGGCTGCATCTTTGCGAACTTCTCCCTCTTCAACGGCTTCTCGACCGGCGCGAACGGTCAGATTGCGTGGATTGATGCGGGCGGCCGTAATTACTACTCTAGCGTGCATTTCGGCGGCATGGGCGACACGGCGTCGGCCACTGGCGCGAACAGCCGCTCGCTGAAGATTACGGGCGCGGGCGAGAACACTTTCGTCAACTGCACGATTGGCCTTGATACGGTTTCTCGCACGGTTGCGAATGCGTCTCTTGAGTTCGCCGGCGCGACGGCGCGTAACTCGTTCGTCAATTGTGACTTCCCGCTGTATGCGACTGCTGCGACGCCTGTCTTCGTGCTTGGCACGGGCGCGGGCTGCATTGATCGCTGGCAGAAGTTTGATGGCTGCAACTTCATGAATGGCGCTGACAGCGGCGCGACGAGCATCACCGGCGCGGTCTATCTGACCAATGCGGCGGCTGGCGGCTACGTGTTCCTGAAGAACAGCTCGACGATTGGTTGCCTTGACGTCTTCTACGACGCCACGACGGCTGGTCAGATGTATCTGGATGGTGGCGCTCCGACTGCGAACACCTCGGCTCTCGCCGTCAACCCGTCCTAACAGGAGGTTCTCATGGGTTTCTATGAAGGTCAGGACGGCCCGGCGGTCGTCAAGTCTGCGAAGTCCGGCACCAACGGCTTCAAGAAGGGCGGTAAGGCTGAAAAGACTTACGGCGGCAAGGCTGAGAAGGCTGCTGGCGGCTGCATGAAGAAGGGCGGCAAGGCCGTTATGTCTTCGGCGGCCAAGGGCAAGAAGCCGGCTCGCGCTACGGGCGGCGGCGTCTTCTCGTCGGCTCATAGCGGCTCGCCGCGTGGCTCGACGCCGAAACCCTACTGATTCCCCTTTTCGTCAGTAGGAGCTAGCAGGGACGAGTTGAACCCCACTCGTCCCTGCATCTTTGGAGGTTGTTATGGCAAAATCTCCGACATGGACGCGCAAGGAAGGCCAGAATCCCGAAGGCGGACTGAACGCCAAGGGCCGAGCCTCTGCGAAGGCCCAAGGTCACAATCTCAAGCCGCCAGTTTCAAAAGAGCAAGCCGCCAAGAGCCCAACAGCGGCCGGCCGGCGCTCTTCGTTTTGCGCCCGAATGACGGGCATGAAGAAAAAATTGACAGGCTCTGCCAAGGCCGCAGACCCCAACAGCCGCATCAATAAAGCGCTCAGGAAGTGGGACTGCTGACATGGCGAAGCCATTTTGGGAAAAAGACGCTCCGAAAGACGCCAAGAAGCGTGCGTTGAGCGTCAAGGGCGTCAAGGTCGCAAAAGCGAAGGCCCGCGCCGCTGGCAGACCTTACCCGAATTTGGTCGACAATGTTGCGGCGGCTCGCGCCGGCCACGTAAAAGGAAAACGGTGATGCAGGCTCGACAGGTAACAGTTTCCGACGCATCAGGTGGCGTTCAATACTCGTCGCTTGTGCGCTTTGACGACTTCGCGCCGTCTAACATTTCGATTCAGTGCACGGTGACGGGCACGGTGAACTACACGGTTCAGTCGTCACTGGACGATCCGAATGACCCGTTCAATCCGGTTGCTGTCGGCTCAATGACGTGGGTCGATAGTTCGGACACCAACGTTGTGGGCGCGACGGCGACGAAGCAGAGCAACTTCCTGTTCGCGCCGAAGTTTGCGCGGATCAAGCTGAACAGCGGCAGTGGCTCTGTTGTGGCTACGTTCCTTCAGAGCAGCAATGGTCCGATCTGATGGCTAACGGCCTGACGCCGACGAATGGATTAAGCGTCCCGCAGGGCTTAACGCCTTCTGCGGGATTGACGGCGACGCCCGGCCTGTCCTTCAGCGGCTTCGCGCCCGGTCCGCCGGGAGCCAACGGCATCCTTCAGGAAGGAAGCCTTGTTGACTTTATCATGCTGGAAAACGGCACAGAATTTCTGCTACAAGAGTGAGATAAATCATGGCCAATTTGCCCATTTCCGGTCTTACAGCCAGCGCCTCCAATCTGGCGTCTACCGATCTCGCTCCTGTCGTCCAGACGGTAGGCGTTGGTCCGGTGAAGATGACCGGCCTTCAGCTTGCGGGCGGCTTGCTTGGGTCGGCCACGTTCAATGGCGCGACCGTCACCACCTCGCAGCCCGTCCTGAACCTGTCGCAGACGTGGAATGACGGCGCTGGTGGAACTGTCACCTTCACCGGCCTGAAGTTCAACGCGACGGACACGGCGAGCGCGAGCGGTTCGCTGCTGCTGGATTTGCAGGTGGGTGGCTCAACCATCTTTAACGTCAGCAAAGCGTCTAACGCCTACACTAACACCAAGAACGGCGGTTTTGCGTATCTTGCCGGTAATTCTAGCGGCGGTATTCTTGGCCGGTCGAACAACAACGGTGCAAACGGGCTTTTTCTCGGGTCTGGAACGCAATTCGGGTTTACTGACGGATCAGGCGATACAGGAAATATTGACTTAATCCTCCGTCGCGCCGCCGCCGCCACCCTCCAACTCGGCGC